ACTTGATCGTGTGGAAGGCTGAAGGCTCGGCCCTTAAATGCCTGCTGGAGCTTTTTGTAGTGCCACTCCGGGATCGGCGTGAACTGCGATTTGCTAAACCAGTGCCCCCACATTTGAACGCCGGTGATCTCCGTGAGCTGCTTGGCCTTGAGTCCGACCTTCTGAGCCTCTCCGACCATATAATCGAGGATCGCCTCGTATGCGTCGTTGAAATGGTCTTTGTTATTGTTGAAGCCTTCGACGCCGCACATAACAAAGAGGCATTTCTCGGTTTCCCTCGGGTAGCTCCGCATGAGCTCGCTGTTGACTCCGAAGGCTGAGTGCTTCGCCCATGTGATGTAGTTTCTGAACGTGATCTGGTTCGCGGCGATCATCGGCCGAAGGATGAAGGCGTAAATATCCATGAGCGGCTCGTCGATGCCCCAGCAGTACCAGCTCCCGTTTTCCTTCAGGATCGAGAAACTGAGCGCAATCCACTTCTTGTTGAACTCGAGGAGATCGTTCTGGTTCTGGTTGTCATTCTGGACGCCGTCGCTCTCTTTTCCCATGCCGTATGGCGGGTCGGTGAAAATAAGGTCGGCGCGCTGCCCGTCGGTTGCCTTCTGAACGTCGCCCATCTTCAGGCTGTCACCGCAGTAAAGCCGGTGGTCTCCCAGCAGCCAGAGGTCGCCGGGTTCGGTGAATGGTTCCTCTGGCGGCACCTCGGGCTCGGTGTCGCCGTCCTCCTTTTCCGACTCGTCATCATGCAGAGCTTCGGACAGAGCCGTGACAAGATTGCCGTAGTCGTCCTCGGTGTAGCCGCTGAGCATGAACGGGATCTCGCCGGTGTCGATGTCGGCGAAAACCTCGGCGAGCATCTTGTTGTCAGTGGTGGCGAGCTCCGCGATGCGGTTGTCTGCCGTCAGATCGGCCAGCTCCTCGGCCTCGCTTGCGTAGTCCTGATAGTCGACCGGGGCGTCTGTCAGGTCGTCGAGCTGCGCGGCCATGAGACGGCCGTGGCCCTTGGTGACGAGCCCGCTGCGCTTGCTGACGGTGATCGGGGCGCGCCAGCCCGTCGCTCTGATGATAGAGGCGAGGAGCTTGATCTGCTCCGGCGGGTGCTGGTTGGGGTTCTTGGGATTGGGCCGCAGATCCTTCAGCGGGACGATGGCGTCATGTGCGCAGAACACGGGGACGCCGTCGGCGTATGCCTTTGGCTCCGCTGTGGTGATGTACTCAGCCAGATCCGGGCCGCCTTGCGGCTGAGGTTTATCCTTTGCCATTTGGGTCATCCTCCTTTCGGCTTTCTATGAGCCTTTTCATCATGAGCTCATTCAGCTCGAGAAAACACAGGTCGATCGGGTCATAGCTACGGCAGATCTCTCCGTTAATGGTCAGGTCTCCCGCCACGCTGCATCCCATGACGTGCCTGTTGATATACGCCGTGATGCCTATGTCGCCGGTGTAAAAGGCTTTGAGCTCTTTCAATATTTCGGCCGCCTCGGTTTTTGCCTTCTCGAGCAGCTTTGTCGCTTCGCTCCTCCTGCACAGGAAATAGCCGGCGGCGGTTTTGCTTTTTGCTACGGTTGCTGTCATTGGGCTCGGCCTCCTCTCTTGAATTGCCCGGTCTGCGGCTGTGGTTTATTCATGGCTGTCACCTCCTGCTGAGAATTGATTTTCAATCCACTTGTGGAGGCTGGAGTCCCGCCAGTTGTTTCGGCCGTCAAGACGGTTTTTCAGCCGTTCCAGTTTCGCCTCCTCGATCTCCTCGGTAGATCTGTGGAAGATGATGCGGAGCTGGTCGAGCATGATCTGGACGTCGGCCATCTCCTCGATCACGTTGCCGATCGCTGCGGTCACTTCGCAGCCAGCCTGTGCCCGTTTGATTTTGCAGAGGGCTTTGGTCAGCTCGGCCATCTCCTCGACGGCCATGTCCATTTGTGCTGGCGCGCCGTAGGTCGTGATCGCACGATCCAGCAGGGCCCGGCGTTCCTCCGTGGTCATCACGGGCGGCCTCCCTTCGTCAGTTCTCTGACCAGTATGACCACGAGCACGATCACGATGATGGCGAGGGTGATGGCGGTCGGGATCCAGATCGGGGCCAGTACCCACAGCCAGCTCCAGTTGATGACGCCGGTGAGCTTCAGGACGATGAAGGCGACGGTGAGAAGGCCGCAGAAGCCGATCCCGCCGGCCGTCGTGTTGTTTCTTTCGTTGTTCATGTATTACCTCCAGTATTATTTTCCGAGCCCCTTCAGCGCGCAGGCTGTGCAGGCGGTTCGGACGTCGGGTTCCAGTGCGAGGATCCGGCGGGCCGTGTCTGTCTGCCAGCACTCAGCGCCACAGACGGGGCAGGTGGTGGGCTGCCAGTCGTCCGTCGGAGGCTCCGGGACGTTATCGCGCAGCGGCATGGTGAGGATCCCGCCGTCTCTGGGCTGGTGGGGCGAGAGGATGGGCTCAGGCTCGTCGGGGATCATGGTGCCGAGGAGCTCGTTGTACTTCTTGAATATGGCCTCCGACGCTGCGCTCCAGCTCTCGCCGTGCTCTGTGTCCTCCGGGGTGGCGACGTGGGACAGCTCGTGCGCCAGCAGCTCAGGGGCGGCGCTCGTCGTCCGGGGTCAGCTCGATGGTGAGGGTGATCTTGCGCTTGGCCGTGGCAGCCTGTTCAATGGCTGCGCGGATCTCGTCGGGCTCATAGCCCGTGTTCTCATAGGCGGCGAGCTTCTGGACGAGCACCTCCTTGGTGGCTGCGCTCCAGTAGCCCGTCTTGATGCCGTTGACTCTCTCGTGGGTCAGACGTTCCATGCTGGCCCTCCTCTCAGGTGGCCGATCCGAGCGTCATCTGCTCGGCCTCGGTCGGGTTGTCTGCGTAGGCTGCGGCCGTCTGGCCCGTGGGGCCTGAAGGCTCCGCTCTGGCCCACACGGCCTCGGTGGCGTCCGAGCGGGTAGCCTTACGGCGGCCGACCGTCGTGAGGATCCCGATCTCCTTCAGCTCCGTGAGCCGTGGGGCGACGTAGTTGCGGTTGAAGTACGGGATCCGGCCGGCTGCGACGAGCTCCTCAGTGATCTCGCTGGCCGTGAGCTCACGGTTGCCGAGGGTCTCGAGGATCAGGCGGCAGCGGGCGGCCCGCTTGGGGAGTACGGCGTCATAGCTGCGGCGCCGGGTCTCTTTGGTTGTCTGGTTCATGTGTTTCCTCCTTTCCGGCCAGCTCGACGCTGTCGACTGGCGCGTCCTTGACTTCAGGCGTCGGCGCTTCGTTGCCCCACACGTCCCATCCCGGGGCGGCTTCTCGGGCAAAAAGCTCGATGCGGGGTAGGTCTCCCATCAGCTCGACGATCTTGTCGCGCACTTCGGCAGGCTTTTGACTATGCCTGCGCAGCGGCGAGAACACGAGCTGACCGACGCCGGCGCTGATGCGCTTCGGCTTGCCTTTGATAGCGATCAGGCAGGGCTCGGTATTACCTCGAGTCCAGCGGCCGAGGCCGAAAAAGTAGCCGTTTCCGCTGCGGTTCTGCTTGATCCACTGGAAGGCGATCGACTTGTATTTGAAGCCCCACGCCTCGATCAGGTCGAGGGCCTCCTGCATCTTCGGGTATGTGGCCCACATAAAGAGCACACAGTCGTCAGCAGCTATACCCCCCCCGCAGGGTTGACGGGGAGCTGCTTCAGCTCGTTGATGCTCATGGTCGCGTACTGCGCGGCAGCCGCGCCCGAGCATCCGCTGTCGCTGTAACTCCACGGCGGGTCGGCGTAGATGATGCTGTATTTCTTATTCGGGAACGGGATCACGTTGTTGCCTCCTTTCCGAGCGTTTCCGACTCGATGCCGTGCAGGAACTTGATGAAGCCAGCCGTCGCCGGTACTTCGTAGCGGGAGAGCTCTGCGTGCGTCATGTACTTGCGGCCGTAGATCTCGGCCATATCGCGCCAGACGGGCCACGGCACGCGGTAGAAGTCCGTCAGGCTCACGGAGACGAGCACGAAGGCGATGGCGCCGAGTTTGTGATGGGCCTCGAGGTCGTCCTGCTGCTCTTGAGTGAGCCGGCGCTGCTCGATGCGCTCGTCGTCGGTGTGCTTGGCCTCGAAGTAGATGCTCCGGCCGCCCTTCAGGGTGCCGCCATAGTCCGGCTGGGCCTGCTTGGTATAGCAGGCGAGGAACTGGCCCTTGCGGTTCTTAGCGCCGAGGGGCTTCATGGGCTCCGGCGTCTTTTCGATCTTGGCGAGGCCGCGGCTGAGGTAGTAGTCGCACGAGGCCGAGATGATATTCTCGAAGTAGCCGCCGGCGACTCTGGCCTGCTTGCCGCGGATCTGCGCCATCATGTGTTTTTCGGCTGCGTAGGGCGTCGGGTCGTTGTAGCCCTCCGCGTTCTTTCTCGGGTCGTACTTCGTCACGGCGTTCAGCCTCCGATCTCGATGTGGACGCCCGGATCGGAGATCAGGCGGTCGGCGAGCTCGAGGATGACGCTGCCATCCAGCTCGATGCTGATGGGGCCGTGGTCGAGGTGCTGGTTGCAGACGGCCATCGCCCTGAAGGCGGGCAGGTGCAACGTGACGCTGCCGATGTCCGGCTTGTCCTCCTCGCTGTTTTCCAGCTCCTCGTCCGGCTTCAGCTCGCTGATGGCCTCGAAGCCGTTGCGGACGGGGATGCCGTGCGCCTTGGCGAGCTCGATCTCCGCGGCCATGCCGGCCGAAGGGTGGTCGATGCCGAAGGCCCACAGCTCGGAGCAGCCGAGCACCAGCTCGCTGCCGATCTTCAGGGCCAGCTCACGCTCCTCGGGGACGTTGTCGTCCATGAACTGCGTGAGATAGATGTGCGGGGTGACGGGGATGACGCCCTTCTCCACAGCCGCGCGGCTGTACTCCTTGGCGCGTTGGATGTTGTTCTCGTAGTCCCCGCGGCACGGGGAGCAGATGTAAACCTTTTTCATGTTGTTCCTCCTATCGTGAGCGCCAGCTCTGGCCGGTGAGGGTGATGCCTCTGCACATTTCCATGAGCCGGTCGATGGTGGCCCGGGCCGTCATGCTGTCGTGGCTTTCTCGCGGCGTCATGCGGTCGATCAGGGCCTCGGTGTCGTAGTTGGTGGTCACTATGGTCGGCAGGTATGCCTCATAGCGGCCGTTGATGATGTTGTAGACCGTGGAGATCGCCCACTCGGTCGGCGGCTCCTTGCCGATGTCGTCGATCACGAGGAGCGGGACGGTCTTGTAGATCTTCAGGACGTCGCTCTCGCTGCCGCCGGTCGTGGAGTAGGTGCGCTTGATGCGCTCCAGCAGGTCGATCATCGTCATGCAGATGACCGGCTTGCCCTGCGCGATCAGGTGGTTTGCGATGGCAGCGGCGAGGTGAGTCTTGCCGGTGCCCGGCGGGCCAGCTATGAACAGGCCGTTGCGGCCGGGTTCCTGACGGCCGGGCTGCGGCAGCATGGTGTCGAAGCCTTCAGCGTAGCGCCGGGCGGCTGCCGCTGCGCGCTTGTTGTCGTCGGTGAGCTGGAAGGTGGAGAAGGTGCGCCGCAGGAAACGGTCGCCCATGCCGGACTCGCCGACGATGCGCTTGATGCGTTCCCGCATTTTCTTCTCCTCCTCAGCCTTGGCGGCTGCGGCCTCAGCAGCTTCGCGCTCTGCCTTCTCCTTCTCGTAGGCAGCCACAGCCTCGGGACAGGTGCATCGCTCGGCTCCGTAGGGAGGCCAGAGGATGCGGTTGCCGAGCGGGATGCCCTTGTGGTAGCGCAGGGCGCCGCAGAACTCGCAGGGGACGGGCTCAGGGACTCCGGGACGGCCGGCGAGGCGCTCGTCGTTGCTCCAGATCCAGTTACCGGCGTCACTCGTCGTCGGCCGGCTTGAAGCCCTTGCCCCAGTCTCGGCCGGAGCTGTCGGGCTGTTCAGGATCTCGCTGATTTTCTGCACCTTCGTTCACCTCCTCGTTTTCCCAGTAGCCGCCGTTGAGCCATGTGCTCGGGTTCGGTATGTAGCGCCCGTTCTCCCGGCGCCACTGGTCGCTCCGCTTCTGAGCGTCGACCGCCTGCATGATCCTCTCGTGGAGCTCAGCGGTGGGCTTGATCTTGTTCCACGCCTTCAGAGCGTACTGCTTGCCGGTCTTTTTCGGGTAGGCTTTCCAGAACTCGAGAAATCTGGCCTCGACGAGCGACTTCGTGCCGCCGTCACTCCCCTCGTCAGAGGGGGAAGGGGGTGTATTACCTTCTCTTGTCTTATCTTCTCTACTCTGGTCTACTCTGCCTCCGGCTTTCTTGCGGCTGTTTGCCTGTCGTCCGGCGGTCGGCGTTGGGTCGTCTGGCGAGGCGTCGGCAGACGCCGCAGCAGCGGCCCGGCGACTGCGGGAGCGCTCTTTCTCGGCTTGCCGCTGGTCGATCAGCTTGCCGGCGTACTCGTACCAGTCGTGGATCTCGAGCGTCCCGTCCTCTTTTTCGTCGATCCAGCCCGCCCGGATCAGCGTTTTCGCCAGCTTTTCGGGGTCTCCGTCCCACTGAGCGGCCCGCGAGATCATGCGCGGTGTGATGTCGACGAGGCTGCCGGTCGGGGCGTTGTCGAGGGCCCACAGCCAGAACGAGACGAGCAGCCCCATCATGTGCGGCGGCTCGACTTCGAGCTGGTCAGCAGCGTCGAACAGTTTGCGGTGATCCTTGAGTGTCTGATGCACTTGCAGCCATGCCACGGTCGTCACCTCCTTTCTGTGGTCGTTGGTTTGTGGCCTGTTTTCGGTCGTCTGCCGGTCGTCCGGCGGTCAGGTTAAAAGGGAAGGTCGCCATTGTCCTCGATCTCCGTGAAGTCGCCGGAGCCCTCAGAATAGCCCGGATCGGCGAAGTCGCCGCCAGAGCTCTGGCCGCCGTCCTTCTTGCTGTCGCAGAAGTGGACGGAGTCGACCGTGATCTCGACGGCTTTGCGGCGGTTTCCGTCCTTGTCCTCGTAGCTGCGGCTCGTGAGCTCGCCCTCGACGAGGACGAGGCGGCCCTTGCTCAGGTACTTGCAGACAAACTCGGCCTGTGCGCGCCATGCGACGCACTCGATGAAGTTGGTGATCTTCTTGCCGTCCTTGGTCTTGCGGCCGGTGTCGCTGGCGAGGGTGAAGCTGGTGATCGCCGTGCCCTGCTGCGTGTACCTGAGCTCAGGGTCGGCGGTGAGACGGCCTTGGAGGCCAGTGTGGTTATACATTAGGCGTTTCCTCCTTGCTGGTTATGCTGTGCGGCCGCGTTGTCGAGGGACGTGCAGATCTCGTCGTACTCTTGGCGAGTCAGGGCGGCCGGATCCTGCTTTTTGTACTTCTCCACGATCCGGGCGTTGGTGCGCTCCTTGGTCATTCCCGCGGCCTCTGCCTTCTTGTAGAGGCGTGCGAGCTGCGCGTCGCTCAGACGGCCGGAGCTCTGTCCCTGACGGCCCTGTGTGGCCTGCTGGCGGCCTCCAGCGCCGGATCCTTTGCCCTGCGCGCCGAAGTCACTGTTGTCGGGGTCGTCCTCGCCTTGGTCGACGGTGAACTTCTCGAAAAGGTAGTATTTCAGTGCGTAGGTGTGGGCCGCGCCCTTGGCCTTGGCGGGGTCATCGTTCCAGCCGACGGCGTGGACGGTGGCCTCGATGGTCTCGTCGTCGTTGTCGAGGTTCAGCCAGCGGATCGTCAGGTCGGCCTCGTAGAGGAACATGAGCTTGTCGCCGTTGCGGGTCTTGGTCTGCATGGTGATCCAGTAGACCGGGTCGCCGTTCTCGGCGTGGCGCGTGGCCTGCTCGCTGATGACGTCGAAGTCGACGCCGAGCTCGTTCATTATGGGGGTGATCTTCTCCCACACGTCGTAGATCTTGGCGTACTTGTAGCTGACGCCGTCGCTGTGCTGCTTCTTGACGATCTCCGGGCAGGCTTTCCGCATTTCGACGAGCTTCTGCCGGAGTGTCAGGCAGGCGGCTTCAGGAGGGGCCGCAGCAGCGGCCGCCTCGGTTTTCTTGTTTTCTGCCATATCGGTGCCTCCTTACACGTCGACCGTGAAGATGCCCGGGGTCTCGTAGACGGTGACGCCCTCCACGATCTCGCCGGTCTCGGTCAGGGTTGCGATGTCGCCGGTGTAGCTGAGCAGCTTCTTCAGGTCGCCCCAGCGGGTCGACTCCTCGACCTTTACGAGCTCGCCGTAGCCGTTGGCCTTGAGCCATGGCACCAGCTTGGTCTCGTCGAGCTTGGTCTTGGTGGTGCCCTTCTTGAAGGTCAGGGTGCCAGAGAGGAGGCGGTACTTCTCCGTCGTTTTGGTCTCCTTGTGGGGGACGGTGGCGAAGAAGTCAGCCAGACAGCTCGTGAGGTACGAGGTGCCGTTCTCCATGCGCTTGCGGGCGGCCGCTACTTTCTCGTTGATGGCCGCGATCTGCTCGTCGGCCAGTGCCTTCAGGCGGTCGTACTCGCTGCGCTCGTCGGCGATCTTGCGGATGGCCCAGTCGGCGCAGCGGTCGTCAGTGATACGGAACGGGGCGCGCTCGCCCTCTGCGACGGTGCCGAGGTCGACCTGCTCCAGCTCGTCCAGCGTGACAACAGGCAACAGCTCGGCCTCCTGCGTGGTGGCGGCCTCTGCGTCTGCCTGCTCGGCAGCGAGGGCCGCGGTGGTCTTATCGCTCATTGTTGTGCTCCTTTCTTTCGGTGACGTTGAAGGTGAGCATCACGCCGCAGGTGACAGGGGTGACGCTCTCGAGCTCGAGGTCGCGGCCGCTGCGGAGGTGCAGGGTCTCGCCCGGCTTCATTTCGGTGAGGTGTTTCATCTGGTACTCCTTTCTGCAAAGAAACGGTGCCCGCCTTCCTCGATGACGAAGATCTGGCTCTCGTGGAAGTCGCTGGTCACGAGGGCGGGGTTGTAGAAGTAGAGGATCGGCTCGTCCACGACGGTCTCGCCTCGGTCAAACACGGCCGCGACGGCGTCCTTGACGCGCTGCGTGGGATCCGGCCGGCTCTTGGTATAGCTGTAAAGGACGACGGCCTCAGAGGGCTCGACGCCGCGCTTCTCGGCTGCGTTGAGGATGCACTGAGCGACGAGCATCTGGCCCTCGAAGGACTCCCCGCCGGCCTCGGCCATGACCACGCGCTCGACGACGTCGCGCTCGGCGTCGGTCAGATGGTAGCGCACGGCGGGCTCGGTCGGCTCCACGGTCTCAGCGGCCGGTGCGGAGGTGTCCGGGATGTATGTGCCGACAGTGGTGGTCGGCGGCAGGATGTTGGTCTCCTGCTTGCTGCCGGCCGGGGTGGTGAAGATTGCCACAGAGATGCCGCCCAGCAGAAGGACGGCAGCGGCCAGCGTGGCAGCTCTCAGGGCTTTCCTCTTGGCACGGCGGCGCCGGCGTGTTATACTTGCGGTGCGGGATCCGTATGCTGGCAGGCTGCTGGATCTTCTCGCATGGGTCGCCCGGTCGCAACGGGCGGCCCTTTCTTTTGTGGTTTCCATTGGTTTCTCCTTTCACTGAGCCCGTGCGACGGTCAGATCACAGAGGGCGTGAGTGAGGTCGCTGAACTCGGTCTCTCGGACGGTGTCAGCGGTCAGCAGCACAAGGTAGTCGTTGTCGTAGTAGTCGATCTCGGGGTGCCGCTGCCGGTTTACTTCGTTTTTGTGGCGGGCGTAGGGCTCGGCACGGTTCCAGACGTCGTCAGGGATCCAGCGGTCGAGGCGATCCTCGACGCGCTCGCGCAGCTCCTCGCTCGTGATCGTGATCTCCGGGCTCATGCTGTCACCTCCGCGCCACGCGGGCCGGGAGCGTCTGCTCCGGGCGAGTCAGGCCCTTGCTGAAGCTCTGCGGCTCATATCTGACGCCCACGATCCGGCGGCCGCTGACGCCGTACTTGGGGTTGTAGCCGAACAGGTTGACGTAGCTGCCGAGATCCTCGCGCTCGTCGTCCATCGCCTTCAGCACCTCGAACAGGGCCAGCACGTCGTCGATGGCGCGATGGCTGTTCTGCACCTTGCCGGTGAGGTCGTAGGCGATGATCGCGTTGGCGAGCTTGTGCGGGTAGGCCCTGCGGTCTTTGTAGACCGTCAGGCTGTCCAGCCAGTCGATCCGGCCGACCTTCTGGCCGCGGAGCAGGCCACGGAGAAAACAGGCGTCAAACTGCGCATTGTGGGCGATCATCAGGGTCGGGCCGTTCTGCATGAGCTTGGCGATCTGGCCGGCTGCCTTGACCGGCTGCACGCCCTCGGTCTGGAGCCGCTCGTCGGTGATGCCGGTCAGGCTGACGATGTTCTCCGGGAGGGTCTCGCCCTCGGGCAGCTTGATGAAGGTGTCCATCTTGCCGGCGATCCGTAGACCGCCGGTGGCCGTGCGCTCCACGCGCAGGGCGGCGAGCTCGATGATCTGGTCGTTGTCGAAGTCGAGGCCGCTGGTCTCGGTATCAAACACGACGAGGGCCTTGTAGCGGTCGAACAGGGTGGAGAGGTTACTCATGCCGGGCCTCCTTCTCGCGGGTAGCTCTCAGGGTGCCGAGCATAAACGAGAGGGCTGTGGTCAGTTGATCCTCAGTGGCGAAGGTGCCGCCGAACTGCTCGGCCAGCGCCGCGATGATCTCGCCGGCGTGCTCCGGCGTGACGTCGTCGGTGGCTTCGTCGTCCTCGATGGAGATCAGGAGATCGGAGTCCAGATAACAAGCGGGGCGCAGGCCGTGGCCGCCGTAGTAGGCGTCGCTCCAGAGCAGAGTGCCATCGGCGTAGACGTAGCGGGCGAGTGACTCGTAGCCGTTAGACTTCGTGCTGAAGGCGGTGGAGAGCCACCACCAGTCGTCTGCGTTGGGGATGACGTCGCGGTTGCGCCGGTACTGGTCGACCGTCAGCAGGAAGATGGTGACGGTGCAGGTGCCGTAGTCCTTCAGGCCGTCGTCGGTGGTCAGGTCGAGCTCCGTGGTCAAGACGGCGTTGGGGCCGTTCACGTCCTCGAGCAGGTTGTCGAGGTAGGCGCCGTTGAGGTATTCCTTGCTGCTGGCGACGGCGAAGTTGTTGCAGTTGCCCTCGTCAAAGGCTCGGGTCTCGATGATGTCCTTGCTCAGGCAGAGGGCGCGGCCGTCATCATTCTCCAGCAGGATCCAGCTCTGGCCGGCATAGTCGAAGGCCGTGCCGCGGGCGGCGTTCTTGAGTGCGATTTTTTTCATAGGGTTGCTCCTTTCGTTCTCTGCGGCCGAGCCTTCTGGCTGGCCTGTATGTTTGGCAGGGTCTCGCCGGCGCGGAGCCGGCTCTCACAGTGCGGGCAGATCTAGCCGGTGCGGGGGATCTTCTGGTAGATGCTGACGTTCCAGTCGAGCCCGCAGCCGACGCACTTGGCTGTCATGGGCCTCCACCTCCTTCCGCAGCCAGAGCCTCGAAAACATAGCGCCGGATGCGGTTGCGGTACTTCTTCCGGGTTCTGGCTTTCTTTGCGTGAGCTGCGAGGTGCAGCCACTTCGGCGGCACTCCGATGGCCTTGGCCGATACCTTCCAGAGCTTTTTGAGGGCAGAGAGCACGGCGTTGATGACCGGCTTCAGGGCTTCGGCCAGCTTGGCGGCGATTTCCCGCAGAGCGTCGGCCAGCTTCTCGAAGGCTTCGCGGGCCTGCTGCATCTTCTCACGATCGGCGAGCGTCATGCTGCCGTCGTAGACGTAGGGGCTCAGCTCGTCGTCGCCTCCGTCGGCCAGACGCTCACAGAACGGGAGGCCGGCAGCTTCGGCAGCCTTGCGGCCCTCCTCGAGGGCGTCCCGACCTTGCGTGACTTCGCAATAGTCCGCGAGGCGGTTGCGGCCGCCTTCGTAGTGCCAGCGGATCCCGGCGGCGATCTCGTCGATGGTCATGTCCTCACCGAAGTGGCCGCAGTAGTAGCCGTTGACGATGACGGCGTCCGGGTCTGCCTTCAGGATCCCGATGGCGTCGTTGAGGTCGTTGGTCTCCCACTCGCCGTTCCAGATGTCGCTCCAGATCGTCAGGGCGTTCCACGAGCGGCCGGTGCGGTACACGATTGTCCAGCCGATGCCGTCGCGGATCTCCGTGGCGAAGTCTCGGGCGATGTCTCTCAGTGCTGCCATGCTGTTGCCTCCTCTCTGGTGATGTGCACGACGGTGACGAGGTCGTCGATCTCGTGCTTGGTGGTGTAGGTGTCCCGTTCGTCGAGCCCGATGTGCCGCAGCAGCGTCTCGGGCCCATCCAGCAGGAAGGCGGTGACGGCCACGGCGTTCAGTCGGTAGACCGTGACCTCCACGGTGCAGCGGGCGCCGTCCTCATCCAGCGTGGACGGGAACGAGGCCCGGCAGATGGGGCTCGCCTCGTATCTGAAGGCGGTCGCGCGGTTCTCGCCGGTGATGATGTCCTTCACGAACTCCTCGAAGGCTTTGCGGGGGATCGAGCTGCGGTACTTGTCCAGCGTGACGTCGGCGAGCTGCCGGATGGCTTTGGTGTTCATGCTTTTCACCTCACTTTATCTCGTGGATCAGCGTCCTGAAGTGGAAGCACTGGATGTTGTAGCCGCCGGCTCCGATAGTCTGGATCTTTGCCTTGCCCTCCGTGCCGACGATGATGCCGTTGATGTCGCCCTCGGGGCCGATGTAGAGGGCGGCCGCGTCGGTGATGGTTCCGACCGTGCTCATAATGCGGCTGATCAGGTCGAGCAGCTTGGCCCGCTTTTCTTCGTCCATCGTCTTTTCGAGCCACGCCTCGCGCTCGTCCTCGTCGTGGATCTCCAGCAGCCTGATCGTGATCTGGTCGCCTGCTTCGCGGAGCTTCTTCTGGATCTGGTGGTATTCCAGACCGCGCTCACTCAGGAAGGCGTCGACGTCACGACGCGGCCAGAGGTTTGCGAGGTCGTAGTCGGTCAGCTCGCGGCCCTTGTAGAGCTCGCGGTACTTCTCGAGAGAGGGGAGCGTCTGAAGCGCCTCCAGCCGCGCGGCCCGTTCCTTGGCCTTCAGGCCCTCGCGGTACTCGATGAAGCGGATCCGCTTCTCTCGGTAGTATCCGATCGCGTGCTGTTTCCAGTTTTCGAGGAAGTCCTTCAGGATCTCCGGGGTGTTTGCCTCGAGGTAGGCGTCGCGGGTGATCCGGGTGTTGAGCTTATCCCGCCAGTTTGCGAGGGTCTCGCGGGCCTCGGCCAGCTTGGAGGTCGCGCTCTTGATGTCCTCGCGCTTGATGCTGATGTCGAAGCGGTCGGCGCCTTTTTCGATCATTTTGGCGAGCTGGCTGTTGTGCTTCTTGAGTACGGCCTCGCGCTTCGCCACGCGGCCCTCGGCGTCGATGACCTTCTGCTCGAGCTCTTTCTGTGTCATGGTGGTCTCCTTTCGTCTTGGCCCGGCCGGAGCCGGGGATCTTGGTGGTGTCGAGTCCCTGAAAAGCAGAAACACGACCGCCGGATCGCTTCAGAGAGCAGCGCGGAGGGGGTGCGCAGCTCGTCCATTTTCAGCGTCGGGGTCGTGTGATCGTTTTCATGTTGGACTCTCCTTTCTTCGGCCCGGCGCTGCCGGGTGTTCTTGGCTACTGTGCGGCCGGTGCTCGTTTACCTCTGCGCTTGAAGCTCTCACGCAGACGCCTCTCGGCGAGCTCTGCGCTGTACCCTTCGCGCTGGTTGGCGTCCAGCGTGCCGGTCGCGCCTCGCTGGAGCTCTTTGTAGATGGTGGTGTGGTGAACGCTCAGGCGGGCCGCAATATCGACCGGCCGATCTCCGAGCAGATGCCACGCCTCGATCTTCTTCCTGTCCTCGAAGGTCAGGTAGCGGTACTTTCCCGTCAGTCTCACCTCCGTCCTATGGGGTTGTAGTAAAGAAAAAACGCACAGCCGACTCAGTTGAGTCTCTGTGCGTTTAATGATAATGGACAGCTTTTTGCAGGAGGGAGGGCAAACCTCTTGCAATTCCCCTCATGGGCGGTTATAATTAAAAATTGCTTTTGCACAATATTACGACATACAAGGAGTGTGAGAAAGATCATGGCCGAGGAAATCAAGACCCCCGAAACGGAGGAGTCCGGCAAAAACTTCATTATCAATTTCATCGACGAGGACATCGCAGAGGGTGGTCAGTTCCAGGGAATGACCGTCCACACCCGTTTCCCGCCGGAGCCTAACGGCTATCTGCATATTGGACACTGCAAGGCGCTGACCATCGACTTCGGCACCGCCGAGCGGTATAACGGCCTGTGCAACCTGCGTATGGATGACACGAACCCCACCAAGGAGGACGAGGAATTCGTGGAGGCCATCAAGCAGGACATCCACTGGCTGGGCTTTGACTGGGGCGACCGCTTCTTTTACGGCAGCGACTACTTTGAGGAGGACTACCGCCAGGCGGTGCTGCTGATCAAAAAGGGGCTGGCCTATGTGTGCCAGCTGACGCCGGAGGAATTCAAAGCCAACCGCGGCGACATCGGCATCCCCGCCGTGTCCCCCTACCGGGATCGCCCGGTGGAGGAGAGCCTCGACCTGTTCGCCCGCATGCGCGCCGGGGAGTTCCCCAACGGCGCCATGACGCTGCGGGCCAAGATCGACCTGGCCAGCGGTAACTTCAATATGCGTGACCCGGTCATCTACCGTATCAACCACATGAGCCACCACCGGCAGGGAAACAAGTGGTGCATCTATCCCATGTATGACTTCGCGCACCCCATTCAGGACGCGCTGGAGGGCATCACCCACAGCCTGTGCTCGCTGGAGTTTGAGGCGCACCGGCCCCTGTACAACTGGGTCATCGAGCACTGTGAGCTGCCCGCCCATCCCCGGCAGATCGAGTTTGCCCGGCTGGGCATCGACCACACGGTCATGTCCAAGCGGAAGCTCCGCAAGCTGGTGGAGGAGAACTATGTCTCCGGCTGGGACGATCCCCGGATGCCCACGCTGTGTGGCCTGCGCCGCCGGGGATACACCGCCGCCGCTATCCGCAGCTTCTGCGAGCGCATCGGCGTGGCCAAGTCCCCCAACACCATCGAGTACGGCTTCCTGGAGCACTGCCTGCGGGAGGACCTGAACGCCCACGCGGAGCGCACCATGGCGGTGCTGCACCCGGTGAAGCTGACGGTGACCAACTATCCCGAGGGTAAGAGCGAGGTATTCACGGTGGAGAACAACCCCACCGACCCGGCGCAGGGCACCCACGAGATCACCTTCTCGCGCCATCTGTGGATCGAGGCGGAGGACTTTATGGAGGTCCCGGTGCCCAAGTACAAGCGACTGACCCCCAACGGTCCGGAGTGCCGCCTGAAGGGTGCGTATCTGGTGCAGTGTACCGGCTGTGTGAAGGACGCGGACGGCAACGTCACCGAGGTGCTGTGCACCTATGATCCGGAGTCCAGCGGCGGTGATCCCGCCGACGGCCGCAAGGTCAAGGGTGCCACGCTCCACTGGGTGGACGCGGAGAACTGCATGGACGCGGAGGTCCGGCTGTACGACAATCTGTTTTCCGACGAGCAGCCCGACGGCCCGGACAAGGACTTCCTGGACTGCCTGAACCCGGAGAGCCTTACGGTGCTCACCGGCTGCAAGGTGGAGCCGGAGATGCGGAAGGTGGCGGAGGCGTTCGACAAGCAGGCCGACCGCACCGGCGTCAACGCGCCCACGTTCCAGTTCATGCGTGTGGGCTATTTCTGCCTGGACAACCGTGACAGCTCCGCGGCGCATATGGTGTTCAACCGCAGTGTGTCTCTGAAGGACAGCTTTAAGAAGTGAGAAAAAGCACCCCTCCGGGGGTGCTTTTTTTCATGGAAGCGAGACGAAAAAAGCAGCACCGGGAGGCGCTGCTTTTTCATGTGTGATTTAAGCGCCGGACCTCGAAGTCTGTCTCGGCCAGGGTGCTGTCGGCGGTGCCCACCTGAAGGGCTACGGTAAAGATGCCCGAAGCGCTGTCGTAGCGCAGACTGACATCGCGGACCCGAAGACCCCGGGGATAGGCGGCGCTGCTGAGCAGTCTGGTGCTGCCCAGGGTGAGCTGGCCGTCGGCATCCACCTGAAAGGCGGCGCCCTCGCCCTCTACGCTGCCCAGGTCCTGAATGAAGATGTGGTCCAGGCTGCCGTCCGCGCCGGGGGTCACGGTGCCGCAGAAGCGCAGCTTGTCGCTGATAACGCTGGTAAGGGTGGAGCACAGCTCCTGGGCCTCGGACAGCTGCATGGAGCTGTTGTAGGTGCGGCCGGCGAAGCGGACGCCCACGGTCAGCAGGGCGCTGACGAGCAGGACGATGAGAACGGCGCACAGCAGCTCCGTCAGGGTGAAGCCGCGGCGGTCACGAAGCTTGTTCATGGCGTGACCTCCTCGTAATAGAGGCAGCCGTTGTTCTCATAGACCTGCACGGTGGTGCGGCCGCTGCGGGTGCCGCCGCCGGAGGCGGTCAGGGCGGCGGTGTCGTTCGACACCGCGCTGCTGTAGTGGAAGGAGATGTCGGCGGAACGGACCTTAGCGTTGATCTTGGCGGCGGAGACGGCGGCGGTGGTCAGAAACACGAAGGTCAGTACGATGATCAGGATGGAGACCAGCGTCTCTACCAGCGTTTCGCCGCGGGTGCTGTTCAGCTTTTTGATACGACCGCCTCCTTTTCGATGGTGGCATTATCTGACGGCCAGGAGATCGTTGTTGTGGTCGTGGTGACATCGCGGACCCAGAGACCGCCGCCGCTGACGGTGCTGACAGTGGGATCGGCCTTGTTTTCGCGGAGCGTCAGCACCAGGCGGCAGTCACTGTCGCCGCCGTCGGCCAGGTGCAGGACGATGGTGATGTCGTAATTGGGCGCCATGGTAAAGACGGCGGAGACATCGTCCAGCCCGTCCACGGAGAGGGTGATGGTGTCGGTAAAGCTTTTGCCGCTGTCCCTGTCCACGGCGGCCTTGCCGGCCTTGAGCCATGCGGCCGTAAACCCGGTGGGTGAGGTCGTTTCGCGGCTCGTTTCGGTGGAGGTGTCATTGGTATAGGTGGTTTTCACCGTCTCCTGGACAAAGGAGGCGTTCAGGATATCATCACGCAGCAGACGGGCCGCGGAGCTGACCGTCAGATACGCCTGCCGGGCAGCCCGGTCATTCTCCAGACGGCGGGCCGAGGAGGTGGCGGCGGTGAGGATCACCGCGCTGACCATACTGGCCGCCAGCAGCAGAAGGAGGGCCATCATCAGCGTGGCGCCCTGTTGGTTTTTCAGTTTGTGCACGGGAGGGCCTCCTTTCTGTGGTGGGTCATGGAAGGGTGTCCGGTGACGGCTCGGGCGTGGGATCGGTGCCGGAGCTGCTGCTGTCCGGGGCGGATGGATCGTCGGAGGGCGTGTCCTCCGGGTCCTTGCTGCCGGAAGCGGGGGTATCGGCGTCCGGGACGGTGGGGGCGCCGCCGCTGTCCGTCGTTTTGCGCACGGCGGTGAAGGCCGTGTCGGCATACAGCGGCTGGGTGATGTCCGGGGTCCAGCTGTCGATGGTGTCCGGGGAGATGCCGTTGTCCGTCAGAAGCCGGGCCACGTCCTCCGCCGTAGGCGCTGTGCCGTAGGGGACAGACAGGGTGAACGCCTGCTCATCCACCCGGAGGGTGGCGGTCACCCGGGTGTCCTCCTCCGTCAGGGTGTAGGGAATGGACAGGGTGAAGGCGTGGTTTTCGGCGTCCGTCAATGTGACGGTGAGGGTGATCTGGCCTTGGCTGCGCCCCTTGACCGTCAGGGGACGGTAGGTGAAGGCGCTGGTGGTGTCCTTTGCCGGTGTGCCCACGGTGACGCGGAAGTCGTCGTTCTCGGCGCGGAACACGTCGGGATGGAGGACGGAGGTGTCCTCGTCGTTGGAGACGGGCATGGGCCGGAGGACGTACTCCGTGGCGTCGGCGCCGCCTTTGACGGTGACGCCGGAGACGGAGAGACCGTCAAAGGTGGCGGCGCTGCCCCGGCTGTACAGGTACAGCTTGGCACCGGCGTAGGCGGGGCGGTCGGTGTACGGCGCGCCGGAGGGCACGTCGTCCGTGAAGGCCGTGCCGTCCTTATTCATGACGCCCTGCTGATAGACAGGGGGTTCGTCGGAGGTGTTGGCGATGCCCAGCACGCCCTGCATACGGACGGGAAGCACAAGGGGCAGCTTGCTGGTGAAGCTCTCGCCGCCGGCGGTGTAGGTGGCGGTGACCATGGTGCGGTCCTCGCCCTCACCGGTGGCGGTGAGGGTGACAGAGGCCGTACGGTCGGCCTTGGTAACGGGAACAGAGGCCGTGAGGACACTGTTGCCGTACTGGGGCGTGACTGTCCAGTTGACATCCAGTGCGCTGCCGTGGCTGTCGCGGGCGGTGAGCGTTAAATTACAGGTGGCACCGACAAAGAAGTCATCGCCGGGCAGGCCGTCCACGGAGATGTCCAGCGTGGAGGTGACGCTCACCAGCAGTCGGGCGGTATAGCCGCCCAGCGTGGCGAAGACCTCGGTAGAGCCGACCGACAGGCCGGTGAGGGTCACGGAGTAGCTGTGCCTGACGTCTGCCGGGGGCGTCTGTGCCTGCGGTACGGAGACATTCACGATGCCCTCGCGGGAGCAGGTGATGACGGGGACGGCGTCAGCGTCGGTGTCCTGGGTGAAGTGCAGCGACAGTGTGACGCTGGGGGTGGTGATACGGTCCAGCGAAAGGACGCCGCTGCTCCAGTACAGGCCGCGGGTGGGCCATTCGCCGTAGTGCAGGCAGGCGGTGCCCTGGGTCAATACGGTGGGGAAGGGGTAGTCCTGTCCGCGGAGGGCTGCCGCGCTGCCGGGGAAGCTGTATTTGCCGTGGGCCGACTGGCCGTTTTCCTCCGTGGTGACCCAGTGGAAGCTGCCGTCGTCGCTGCCGCCGTTCAGCAGCGCGGTGAAGCTCTTTCCGTCGATGTCCGCACGGCCGGACATCTGCTCGTAGCTCAGGGCTGTCAGGCCGTTGATGGTGTAGGGGCTGCTGCCGGTGTTCCAGGTGTACTTGGACAGATAGCTCAGATCGCCACGGAGCATATCCATCCGCGCGGCATCGGTGTTCAGCAGGGTGGCCAGGGAGTAGTAGGTGTAGATGTATTGCCCCTGGGATGGGGACCAGGTACTGTTGGACTTGCTGTAGAAGGTGGGGAGGTTGCCGAAGGAGATCGCGGCGCTGCTGTCCAGGTAGTAGCAGTTGTTGATGGTCAGCCGGGCAGTGCCGCCGCTCACACCGGCGCGGTCGGCGATGCTGCCGATGAGGGAGATGCCGGTGATGGTGCCCTCCATGGCAGGGAAGGTCACGTAGGTGTAGCAGTTGTTGTAGGTGGGCTGGCCGTCCTTGCTGCCGGAGAAGTTGGAGAAGGTGGCGGAGAAGCCGCTGCCGCCGATGCCGCCGATGTACACGTAGGTGTCCGGGCCGGCCTCTGCGCCGCCCTGGGTCATTTTGACGGCCTTAGGCGTCGACTCATAGCGATCCACGAAGGCGGTGTTGGTGCTGTTGCCGGTAAGGATGCGCTCGTTCAGCAGATCGTTGGCGACGGTGATGCTGCCGCCGGTGTAGCAGTCCGACACATCATAGCGGACGCCGCCCACCAGGCCGCCCACGCGGACATAGTTGCCCCACTGGGCCTTGTTCATGGCGCCGGTGTTTGTTTCACTGGCGTAGCGGTGGGTACAGTTGATATTCAGCTTGACCACGGCGGAGCACCTGTTCAGATTGGCGCTGGATACGCCCACCAGCCCGCCGATGGCGGCTTCGCCCAAGAACTGCCGGTTTTTGCTGTTGTCGGTCACGGTGTAGCCGGCGATAGCGCAGTTGCTGATGGTGCTGACCTTCGTCTTGTCCTTCAGGTTTTCATCATAGTCGTAGGCAATGCCTACCAGACCGCCCAGGGCGTAGGAGGTGGCGTAATTCTCCGGCCCGGTGGCACCGGAGGCGGGGGTGGCGTCGGTCTTGCGCTGGATAACGGCGTCGTTGTCGCTGTAGAGCACGATGTTTTTGATCTCTGCGCCGGCGGTGGTACCGAACAGACCCACGTTGTAGCAATGGGAGGTGATGTTCACATTCTTGATGTAGTAGTTGCCGCCGTCGTAGATACCGCCGAACCAGTTGTACAGCGTCAGATCATAGGTTTCATTGCCCCTGTTGTTCAACTGACCGTTGTTCACCGCACCGGCAATGGGGTGGAAGTCATAGTTTGCGGCCGTGCCGTCGGTGGCGGTGCCGTGTCCTGCGCCGTTGAGGTCGTGGGTCTGCTGCCAGGTGAGGATAGGACGGGGGCCGCCGGTGCTGTCGCCGGCCAGCGCCATCGCCTTTGTCTGCAGCGCATTGTCGCGGCGGTTGGTGTATTGCAGATAGGGATAATACTTGTAGTCACTATTACTGCCTGTGACATCGCGCGTCGTGCTGCCCTGACCGTTGATGTAGCTCCAGTTGATGTATTGCAGCTGCGCTATGGAGCGTACCTGGTAGGGCTTGGAGGCCGTTCCCGGCGCATTGTTGGAGGACAGGGCGAAGGAATCGGCAAAGAAGGGGCTGACGGTGTAGGTCAGCGCGGCGTCCTCGTGGGTCAGCGTCCAGGCATCGTTGGCCTGGGTGCCGCTGGTCAGGTGCAGACCGTTATCGGAGGTCTTGTAGGTGACGAAATTGAATTCCGGCATCTGCCGGTGCAGGTCATCGGCCGCCCAGGTATAGCGAGTGCCGGTCACGGTGATGCCGGTGGAGAGCTCAGGCTCGGTGGTGCTGCCGGCGGACCAATAGTAACCGTAGCCGTAAGCAGTGACGGTGCCGCCGTCGTCATGGGAGACACAGAGACTGCTGTTGGTCTTGTATTCGCCGTCCTCGACACCGATCGAGGAGAAATAGTAGCCGCTGCCGGTGGGCTTGGACTCATATTCCCAGTACAGCAGGCCCAGAACGCCCATATCGGCAGGGGTCACCCAGTCGCCGTAATGGACGCGGCTGCCGTCGTGGCCGACGACGATGCCGGGATAGGGGTAGGCCTTGCCGGCGGAGTCCAGGGTCTTATCGTGCTGGAAGGTATTGGCGGCGGAGACGACGCCAAAGCCGCCCAGCCGGGTGGCCATGCCGCGCAGGGCCGGCTCGTTCACCGGAGCTGCGCCGGATCTGTCCGTGTACTGGTATAGGTGAACGCTGTCTACAAAGCGGTATGTGCCGCCGTTGAGGTAGCAGCAGCCGGATACGCCGCCGGCAGTGGGGGCAAAGCCGTGAATATCCGCACTGGGTGAAGTCATGGCTGTGGCGCAGTAGCTGGCGCGGAGAGAGCCGGTGTTGCTGCCGGCAAAGCCGCCCAGCGTCACGCCGCCGCCGTTGATCGTGCCGATCTCAATGTCGGCCATGGCGTAGCACTGCTGGACAACGCCACTGTTGCCGCCAGCGAAGCCGCCGGTGCAGAGCGTGGCGAACAGGCTATTGGCGAAAAGGCGCGGTGCGCTGACGCCGGAGGCGCGGACCGTACCGCTGTTGCGTCCCACCAGGCCGCCCAGATACAGGATACTGCCGTGACGGGCGTCGCCGTTCACGGAGAAGCCCGCGGCGGCGCAGTTGTAGACCGTGCCCTCGTTGCAGCCGGTCAGGGCGCCGATGCAGGCGGTTTGCAGAGAGAGCTGACCTTCCAGAGAAACGGTACGATCCTTATTGGCGGTGAGCAGTATGATATTGCGCAGGGTGCCCCGGTTCAGACCGAACATACCGGCATAGCTGGTGCCGTCGGTGTTGACGGCGCTGGTAAAGGAGGGCGCTGCGATGGTATAGCCGCCGCCGTCGTAGGTGTGGATGAAAGGCTTGCCGTCAGCGGCGCCGATAGGCGGCTGCGTGTGCACCGTGAGACGGGCGTAGCTGTTGTAGTCGATGGGGCGCTCCTGCCGGAAGACGGCTGTCTTGTCCAGCAGGGTACGGTAGGTGTCGTAATACAGGCTCAGGTCATGCAGATGACGGGCTGTGCGGATGCCAACCTCCGCCGGGGCGCTGGGCAGGGCGGCGCTCTGGATCACGCGGCAGGCGAAGTGGGGATTGAAGAAGTAGGAGATGTCATCCACCGTCACCTGACGGTAGAAGGCGGGGGACACCTCACTGGTATAGACCAACTCGTCGGGCAGGCGTACCAGCCAGTATTCGCTGTCGAGTTTGATGGAATTCCACAGGGTGGCGGTGCGTGCCGTATCGCCCAGGGTATAGGCAACGGTGATGGCGTCCGTGGGCTGGGCGCGGTAGACCATGCCGTAGCCGTCATCCACGACGGTGCCGCCGGAACGGAGGGTGGAGCGGTTGGCACCCAGGAAGCCGTAGGTGCCGTCGCTGTATTTTTCATAGTAGGCCAGTGCGCCGGACTCGAAATCCGCCTGCCAGTCGCCGTAGTGGGACAGACCGGTGAGCCGGGGGTAGGAGTAGGTGCTCAGGCCCATGTTGTCCATGAGGTTGTAGGCCACGGTGTCGCTTGTCTCCGCGGTAAAGGCGGTGCCCAGGACCTTTACGCCCTCTGCGCGGTTCTGGCCGCTCCATTCGGCGTAATTGACGAAGCTGGTGCGGGGCAGATCGTTCCGGCTGGGGAACAGGTAATAGACAGCGTCTATGTCAGCCGGGTCCGTGCCGGCAGCGGGGGGCTTGACGGTGGAGTAGGTCAGCTTCATGTCGGTGCCCAGGCGGACGCAGGCACTGTAACAGGCCTTGAGGCTGTCGCCGCCGGAGAGCTCACCGCCGGAGAGACCGGCGGTGGTGCCGGCGCTCTGGAAGCCGGCGGCGTAGCAGTTGGACAGGGCGATATTGGCGGTGCCGTTGCAGGCGCCTATCAGGCCGCCGGCGACGCCGTTATTGGCGGCGGCGTACAGGTAGCAGTCCGCGTAGGAATGGTCCACAGTCAGAGCAGCACTGTCCGTATTGCCCACCAGGCCGCCGGCATAGCGGACGCCCTGAATCACGGTAGCCGCGAAGCTGCGGCGGATGGTCAGCGTGCCGTCGCAGTATCCTGCCAGACCGCCCGCCGTGCTGCCGCGGAGCCAGATGTCCTGTTCGGTCTTGGTGCTGAGTTTGTCGCGGGTGGGACTGAGATACACCTGACAGTCGAGGATCTCGGTCTTGCCGCTGAGACGGCCGGCCAGGCCGCCGGCATTGCCGGAGGCGGTGATGTCGGCGCCGCAAAGGCGCAGGTTTTTCAGCGTGCCGGAGAAGGCGGCAAAAAGACCGCCGTCGCCGGTGGTGTTCACGGTCAGACCGTAAATGACCGGGTGGTATACCTGGCCGTTCACGGTGGCCTTGCTCTCGCAGTAGGTCAGGCGGCTGTTGGTGATGGGCGTGAACGTGCGGGAGCCGTACAGACGGTCCCAGCCGTCGTCGGTGTTTTCGTTGACAAATTGGATATCCTGCTCCTGCACGGCGCGGGTGATGCTGTCGGGCAAGCGGGAGGCCGTGTCCAGATTTTGCAGGTGGCGGGCGTAGGTAACAACGGCGGTGTCGCCGCCGCGAACCTCGGCAAACAGACTGTTGGCGGTCAGCGTGCCGGAGGCGGAGTCCACCAGACGGTTCTCACACGTCACATCCATGGTGATGGTCAGGTCCGCGCCGGGGGTCAGATTTTTGTTTTTGAAGCGGGCCTGCTGGCCGAAGCGCATACCGTCCGTGAGAGAGTCCAGGACCATGGTGGCGGTGTAGGTGAGATAGTCGGTCTTGACCTCGCTGCCGGTCAGCTCGATGCGGGAGGTGCTGTGGACGCCGTCGGAGACGGTCACATAGAAGTGCAGCGGCTCCATAGGCGTGTCGCAGGTGACGCGCAGAAGAAGCTGCTCTTTGTTGATGATCTCCATATGGGGCGTCAGCTTGCCGGTGATCTCGGACTGCACACTGTCGCCGCCGTAATAGCCCACGGTGGCGCCGGCGCTCAGCCGGCCATCACGGAACCGCAGGGGATTGAAGCTGTCAAAGTCGTAGGTCAGGGGTTTTTCACTGTAAAACACGGCGTAGACGCTGCCGCTGGCGGGGTCGAGCTCGATCACCCAATGGTTGTCCCACAGCTGGCGGTCCACCTGGTCCTCCGGGAGGATAGCCTCGGCGGCGGAGCCTTCGCCGGTCTTGGCGGCGGAGGTCACATAGTGCAGGGAGGTTTTTCTCTCGGCGGCGTCCAGCGGCGTGTTGTTCAGGGGCTGCAGATCCTCCGCATAACAGTCGGAAATGCGGCCATTGGCCAGCAGCTCGGACAGCTTGTTCTGGGCCGCGTGGTAGACGATCTCCGCCTTGGCGTCCAGTTCTGTCTGGCGCAGGTCGCGCTGATGGCGGGTGATGGGGATCATGGCCAGGCCCATCAGCACGATCAGGATGGCGACCGCGATGAGGACTTCGGACAGCGTAAAGCCGGAATTATTCTGTTTTGAGAGCTTTTTTTGCATAACACAATCGATACGCTGCCCCGCAAAGGGACGCGGGCGGAAAAATGGTGGGGACGCAGTCAGGGCATCAGCTCGAAAAAGATGAGGTGAAGCACGGTTTTGTACTGTGCTTTGTCGGCATCATACTGTACGTCCACGTTGGAGAGGAAGTTGACATTGGCGCTGGCGCTCAGCGCGTCGATGATCTGGCGGGACTGGGCGTAGGAAGCGGTCTGGTAGGTCAGCGTCACGGGGCGCAGCACGAGATAGCCCTCCTGGGTGGTGCCCTCGGTGCAGTCCACCTCGTATTGCAGGGTGGCGGCCATGAGCTTGTCCAGCTCGGTCATCAGGGCCTGGTCGTTATCGTACTGGGGCAGGGCACGCTCCTGGCCGGAGGCCTTGATGGCGGCAATGGCCTGCTGCATCTGCTCCAGCTGGGCCAGACGGACACGGTCGGTGTCCAGCTCGGCCTGCTCGATGTCGGTGTTGGTGCGGAAGGAGGTTATCTGGCGGTCGATGGGCTCCAGAAACAGCTTGCAGTAGCCCAGGACCAGCACCAGCACCACCAGGACCAGCAGCAGGGTCTTTTCCCGCTTGGTAAGCTCGCGGTTCATTGAGACACCTCCTCCGGCTGGCGCAGTTCGATGCGGACGGTGAAATCCATGATGGTGGCGGCCTTGCCCTCCTCCGTGGAGGCGACACTGAGGGAGACGCTGTCCACGATGGGGGAGAGGCGCAGGCGGGCGAACATGGCGGAGATCTGGTCCAGGGTCATGCCGGACATATCCACGTTCATGGTGTTTTGGGTGATCTGAAGCGCCGTGAGGGAGCCATGGCTGAGCATCTCCTGCTCCAGCAGGTCCAGGGCAGCCTGACGGTCCACGGCGGCGGGGATGTCCTCGCTGCCGGCGGCGGTCATCCAGTCCATGGAGTAGGTGCGGTATTCCAGCAGGACGCGGTCGTAGTCGGACAGGGCCTCCTGGGCGCTCACATACTGGGTGTGGACGCGGTCGTAGGCGGCCTGGGCCTTGTCCAGACGGCGATACTGCTGGAGCACGCCGAAGTTGACCACAACGGTTACCAGCGCCGCAATGGCCAGAATACCGATGAGCAGGGTCCGGCGGTCACGCTGGCGGTCCTCCTGCAGGTTCAGGTTGATGCCGGTCTTCTGGGGGCACTTTATCATTTTCCGCGCGGGCGCGGCAGTGCGCGTATCCACGGTGATGCCGTTCTTTTCCGCGATCATTGCAGACCTCCTCTCAGTCCCTCGTCCACGCCGCCGATGGCGCGGAGATACATCCACGGCTCATCCAGGGTCACATCGTCGCCCAGCAGCTCCTGGGCGGTGTGCAGGTGCAGGTGGGTGGTCTCGGCCAGCGCCTGACGCAGGGGGATGATATTGCAGCCGCCGCTGCACAGGCACAGGTCAGTGAGCTCCTGCTGCCGGTTGTTGTAGTTGAAGAAGTTGACGGCCTTCATCACCTCCACGGCGATGCGGGCGTAAAACGATTGGGCATAGTCGGAGGAGAGCACGTCGTTGTAGTTTTGCAGCACATAGCTGTGGGCCACATGGATATCCACGCCGCAGTGCTCCGCTACCAGCTGCTCCAGACGGTTCAGGCCCAGGTCGATCTCCCGGCGGCTTTCGAAGAAGGCGCCGCGGTAGATGTAGAGATAGGCGGCGGTGTAGCCCAGGTTGACGATGCACATATCCCGCTGGGGCAGGCCGGTGCGGCGGTAGTAGGCCGCCAGCACGCCGGCGTAGGCACACTCACTGGGGGTGAGGACCTGCAGCTTGAAGCCGGCGCGGCGCATCATGGCGCGGTAGCGCTCCGCCGTCTCCTTGAGCATGGCGCAGGCCAGCAGCGTCATCTCGGTGGGATAGCCGTCCTGGTCGCGGAGAATGTCGCGCATGGAGTAGTCAAAGTAGTACTTGCTTTTCTCGTCCGTAAGGAAGTCGCGGAACTCGTAGGGCAGGTTGTAGCGCAGCTGCTGCTCCGTCATGGCGGGCATGGTCAGCTCGCGGGTAAAGACCTCGGTGGAGGGCAGGACCACGGCGGCGTTGGTCAGGGGAATGCCGTTGTCCCGGGCGGCCTGACGGAGGAAGTCCGCCATGGCGTCCATGGACAAGATCCTGCCGTCAGCCACCATGTTGTCCGGCAGGGGGGCCATGGCGGCCTTTTTCAGCGTACTGCCGGCGAAGTAGGCCAGCTTGACGCTACTGCCGCCGATATCAATGCCAACGATCTTCTTCAAAACAGAATACCTCGCTTTCTTGGAGATGGGGGCTCACAGCAGGGAAAGATACCAGTCGATAAGGTTCTGGCCGAACAGGGCGGCGCACCAGGCGGCCAGCGCGATGCCGGGGCCCCAGGGAAGGCCCTGCTGTCCGCGCTTGGCGCGGACAAGGCCCCATAGGATGCCGACGACGCAGGCCAGCAGCAGGCACAGCAGATTTTTCTGCCAGCCCAGAAACAGTCCTGTGAGAAACAGCAGCTTGATATCGCCGCCGCCCATGGCGTCGCGGCGGAGCAGCTTCTCCATCAGCAGCGCCAGCAGCAGGACGCCGCCGCCCACGGCGACGCCGCCGATGAGGCCGTCCAGCGCCCGTTTGCCCGGGTCCGGGACAAAAAACAGGGTGACGATAAAAAGCACAACGCCGACCGCGATAAAGCGGTCGGGGATGATGTACCCCTCCAGGTCCGCGAAGGCGCAGGCCAGCAGCAGGCAGGCCACGGCCCAGGCTTCGAGGGTCCGGAGGGAGATATCATAGCGCAGCAGCAGCGACACGAACACCAGCGCGGCCACCGCTTCACCCACCGCGTGGCGGGGGGAGAGCTTCGCGCCGCAGTAACGGCAGCGGCCATGGCTGAACACATAGCTGAACACCGGCACCAGGTCGCGGGGCGCCAGCACATGGCCGCAGACGTCGCAGTGGGAGCGGCCGCGGAGGACGCTCTCACCATGGACGATGCGCCAGGCGGCGCAGTTGAGAAAGCTGCCCATGCAGGCGCCCAGCAGGGCGGCGATGCAGCAGCTGTATATGGTGATGGCGGGGGCGGCGTACAGCATGGGAAGGCTCCTTTGTGTCGTTGCGGGTGTCCCCGCCCCGGCTATGCCGGGGCGGGGGAGGGAGAAGAGCAGGAATCAGCCATTGAACGTGGCGGAAGCCAGCGTCCAGCTGTAAGTCTTTCCACCATCGCCATTACCGTCAGTCAGCTTCTTGGCGGCATACTGGAAGGTGTCCTTGCCTTCAACCTTGGTGAAGTTGCCCGGGTAATTCAAAGTGGTTTTTTCACCGTTATCGGGGCTGGTCAGGAAAGCGTCGACAGAAGTGGGGATGGCCTTGTTCTCGGTCAGGATACCGACCTGCCACTCGGCGTACAGAGCGCGGATATTGGCGACGTCAGCGGCCTCCTTGGACTTGGTCAGAGCGCCGTTGAATACGGGAATGGCGATAGCCACCAGAACAGCGATGATGGCGACAACGATCAGCATGACCTCTGCGGCGGATTCTTTCACATCCGGTGGGAATACCCCCGTAATGGTCTCCACCAGTGCAGCAGGATGCTCCATGGCGCGAGTCAACTTACGACCCGTCGTGAGAAGCTGGTACAGAGCCAAGACGCATACCGTGTGTCCATACTCGCTGTATGCCTTGTCCAGAACCTCATATGGCGTGGACTCAGCAACACTGTGATGAGCAAACAAATGCGTGAGCTCTGCATCGTACTTTTTGTTTTCCATGATTTCTCCTTTCTCCCAGCCTGTGATAAGGACTTACGGGAACAAAAATGTAGTAAATATATAAAAAGACAGTTGTTCTCAAAAGAGAGCAACTGTCTTGAATATGATGATGTGACTGAAAACGGAGATAAATCTCCTTATAAAAAAATCTTCGTAATTATACTACTATACTACCACGTTTCAGCATTTTGTCAACAATTCTGTGGGTAAAAAGAGAGGGCTACCATAAAGGTAGCCCTCAGACGTTGTAAAAATCTCCTTTCAGGGGCGAATTGCATCAACGCAGCCACTTGCCTCCTTGCTTAAAGTAGACAGCGTTTCGTTACAAGCCGTGTCTGCACCCTCTAAAATCAATCGCAAGAACTCGCTGAGTTCTTCTGATTGGTGTTTAATAGATTGGTACAATACTGTTTTTTTCGCACCTTCCCCTGTCACTTTGCACTTTGCTTGCACTTTCACCAAAGCGATAACTCGCTCAAACACCTCATCAAGATTCTCTCTCGTAAGTGCTTTATAGATGTTATCCTTTTGGGAATCTTCAAGCGGTTCCACAGCATTTCGACAGGACTCATATATGACTTTTGCCAGTTTTCTGGGGCTTGCACCAGACAGCTCATCAGCCCGCGCAAGAGCATCATTACTGAGCCCAAGCAAATAATCTGAAGAAATACAGTAGATTTCCGAGATTCGCTTGAGATATTCCCCGCTGGGAACGACTTTCCCTTGACGCCACTTCGCAATTATCGCCGCCGAAACATTGAGCTTTGTGGTTGCCGTTGCTGATGTATCACCGTTGGCAGCCATCAACGCACGGAAACGTTTACCGAAAACCTTAGCCGTCTCTTTTTCAAAGTTTTCCATCTGCACCTCCATCAAAACGGCAAATCAACAGCCTCTGTCAGAGATACAGATACGGACTCAGTAGCGGGCTTCTGCTGCATCGCCTTCAGAATAGCGTTCTGTTGCTGCAACAACGCATTCTGTTGGGAAATGAGAGAATTCTGTTTTGCCATAAGCTGTAGCGCCGAGTTGTAGAAGGCTCGTGCGGGAACAGCCGGATATGCCGCCTCATCGGGGATGTCTTTTATCTGCTGGGTCTCAGATTGACCCAGCAGATAATCAACAGAGACATTGTAAACATCCGCAATTTTAGCGAAGTAATCAATGCTCGGCACGATACGCCCACGCAGCCACGTTGAGACAGCTTCCGGAGCGACACCGATAATCCTTGCAGCTTCCGTCACGGAGTCGCCGTTGTCTTCCATCAAAGACGTAAAACGTTCGACAAAAGACTTTTTGAGCTTTTCCAAAAAGGCATCCATTGTGGGCACCTCCCTTACAGGCAGACAGTTTCCGCTGAGACCCGAATGACACGCAGAGTGCAAAGGTCCATATCTGGATAGAAGTCCATCACCGTTTTCCGCAACTCATCGAGAGTCTTGAAATCCCTGTCAATGAGCAGAACAGGACCGCTGGTATCGCACCAGTTATCCTCGTTTTCCTCGGAATAGATATCTTCATCTTCGTCGATGGTGCCGCAGTAAATCTGAGCGTCTCTGACGTAGGGGTCGTCCGTGAAGACCATATACCGTCCAGCCTCAGAATCCTTGCCCTCGACGCTGACCGTGCAACCCGCATCGCACTTGCTGCAGAAATCGTCGCAGCCATCCTCGTGGATACGCGGCGCGGCGCCGGTAATGAACGGAGCGCGGCAAATACCGGAAGCATCCGCAAAGGCGCACAACTCAGAGTCGCACTCGCAGCACAACTCGTTCCGATAGGCCAGAGTAGCGATGGTAGCGGTGTTGTCCTCGCCACGACCATAAAGCAGCGCAGCGATGCCTTTGGAATAGCGTTCGTCGAACCAGTGCCAGATGTCCTCGCGAGGAGTTCCGGCGGGGAAGTGGAGGAATGCCCCCTCCATCTTTTCGGTGTCCGGATTCATCGGGACATCGGTGAACTCGTCCCACAGCGCTTCCAACTCGACGTCTCTCTGCTTCAAGCTCATAAACTTCACCGCCTCCACTTGTCCCTCCAGAGCGGCGATACGCTTATTCAGCTTATCGTACTTCACGGCATGAGCACAGGTGGCATCAGGAACATCCCTATTGTAGCAGACATCGGAGCAAAAACCGGATGCGGGGCAAGCCCTACAACGATTCTTGTTTGTCTTTTTCTTTTTCTTGAAATCCATGATTATTTTCTCCTTTCTTTTTTTGCATAGCCTTTACGCTTCGGCAAGGTCAGAGTAGCTGTCCGCACTCCTCACCACACGAACCGACTGTACCGTGTCCGTGGGGAAATTGTTTTCAGCACAGAAATCGTTGAAAAGCTGCGCCAGCTCTTCAAGACCGGCGGAAGTGTCCACGCGGTATACATCGAATTCCGTCTCATCGTCTTTACCATCGGCGTTGATGAAGCCGATGGTAACAGACTGCCACTGCCTCATCTTGCTAACGCATTTCTCTTTGCCGTTTTTTCCAACAAACTCCTTCAGGGTCATCTCTGTTTCTCCTTTCTTTCAACGAATCATCTCAAACATCTCATCGGGAGAGATATCAAGAAGCTCGGCGCCGACGGACAAAAGCAAATTTCTGACATCCTCGTCTTCGGTTTGGAGGTAAGCCGACTGTACCGCGTTGGCGACGTCCTCAGGAAAAATCACTGTGTTCACCGAAGACACCTCCTTACGCCTGCCGGCTTACGATGCTCCGCTCTTTCTCAGTAAGCAGCGCATCATCATCGCTCTCGCAATGGCCGGCGTTCCAGCTCACGCTGGTTGCCTTGGCGTGCAGAACATTCTCAATGAGTGCAACCGCATTGTCTGCGAAGCTCTCCAAATCCGCATTGGAGAAAGCGAACGGCACCAACCTCTGAATGATGACGTCGAAGGAGCCATCATCGTAAGTGTGCGTGCCGGCACCGCTGCCGAAGTTCGCTTTCAGCTCCTTTCTTACCTCAAGCATATCGGAGGGACGGGAGAACGCGGCTCTCAGCCAAAAACGCATCTTGTCCGTTCCAGAAGCTGCATCGTGATAGACATGGCAGCGGCACATATCGCCGCAGATGTCGCGGACACGAGTGCTGGTTTCGGGTGAGGAGGAAGCCTCAGGAGCGGAGTTGGAATCCTTCAGTTCAACAAAGGTCCCGTTTTCCAGATGCTCGCTCGCCCACTCGCCGATACTGCCAATTTCATCAGAAGGGACCTCAACGATATAGGCCGGTCCGACATCGGGATAGACCTTAATGCGGACAACTGCCACATTGCGCCCACCAACGTTGCTGATGTATTGGAACTGATAGCCGATTTCGGGTGAGGGGGAAGCCTCAGGTGCGGAGTTGGAATCCTTCAGTTCAACACGGGTCCAGTTCTCCAGATGCTCTCTTGCCCACTCGTCGATACTGCCAATTTCATCAGAAGGAACCTCAACGATATAGGCCGGTCCGACATCGGGATGGACCTTAATGCGGACAACTGCCACATTGCGTCCACCAACAGGGGTTTTCTTGAACTTCGGCTTGCCTTCGGGCGTGCCGAACTGTTCCTCGAACATGGAAATATAGTTGCTGATGTGTTGGAACTGATAGCCGATTTCGGGGGTGTAGTTTGCGGTGAAGCAGTAGAGCGCGTGACCGATACCCTCGCGGGAAATCCACCACGAAATCTTCTTGTTTGCCCCGTTACGTACCGGCGTGAAGTTGTAGAGCCCATACACAAAGGGGATACCGACACGAACGGCGCCACTCTGCACCTGCCTATTGGACGAAAGTTCATCCCACGCACCGCTTGCGTTTACGAAGCGCCCCACAAGGACGTCCGCACTGCACACGGCAACAGAATCAGCTTCGCAGGGCTCAACACCAACCAGCTTCGCATAGTTTACCTTGCGAAGCCCTACAGTAGCCGGCACAAATGCACCGTCGCGGTTGGTGGCTGCCATCATAACAGCAAAACCACACTCGGTAATTTCACCGGTGACGGCAACCTTATCGTGGACAGTCTCCATGTTCTCGCCAGCGTACTCGAAAACAACATTGGTTTTCATGTTTTCTCCTTTCTCCCAGCCTGTGATAAGGACTTATGGGAACAAAAATGTAGTAAATATATAAAAAGACAGTCGTTCCCAAGCGAGAACAACTGCCTTGAATATTTGATGTGACTTTGAAGCGGAGATAAATCTCCTTATAAAAAAATCTTCGTAATTATACTACTATACTACCACGTTTCGGCATTTTGTCAACAATTTTGAACAAAAAGAAAAAGCTCCCTTCGGGGAGCTTTTTCACACATCTGTTAAAAGATTGCAGCGACCAAATCACGAGCAGAAGCTAAAATATCTTCCGGAACATGGTCAACAACTTTGTGCGGCCTTGCGTCGATATCCACGACTCGTACGTGTTCGCACAGAATGGAACCTTGTGTCGTTGTTCTCTCGTCGAGAAGAATGTGCATAGGAAAACGCTTAACTGTGCTTGTAATGGGGCATACAGCCACAAGGTGCGTCAACCGATTATACGAGTCATTGCTCACGACAAGAGCGGGCCTATATCCAGCCTGCTCATGCCCAACAACAGGGTTGAAGTTGAGCAAAATAATGTCGCCTTGCCTTACCATACTTCCCGTCCTTGTGGGGAACCCCAGTCGATTTCGGTCGGCTTATAGTCCTCATCATACCCTTCAAAGAGCTCATCAATCGTTTTAAGTTTATTTACCTTTTTGATAATGAGCTTATCACCATCGGCTAAAACTTCAAGGGCTTCGTCTTCGCTCCATCCCATTGTTTCCAAAACGTATTTTGGAAGCCTTATACCTTGGCTATTGCCCCACTTCTTTAGGGTGGTTTTCATACGGCTCACAAACCTCCTTGTTCGGGATATACCGAGTATATCCCGAATCGAAGAAGTTGTCAAGGCGTCCTGCGTGATGGATGCGGTTCTCATTTGTCCCGCACCTCCCCGTCAAAAAGCTGCTCCCGCAGCTCCTTCACGGTTTCCTTAATGGATTCCTGTGCCAGCACGTCGGTGCGAGCGATGGCGTTGATATAGTCGATGACCACGTCGCCCTTCTTGGTGAGGAAGACGCGGGCAATGACCTCGCCCTCGGCATTGTCATCGGACGTGCGCCAAGCATCGACAGACACAGCAGCAACCACATCACCGCAACCAACGGGAGAGTCTTCACGGAAATCGTGACGGATTTCCGCCCAATAACTCTCCTTTTCGGTGCTGTTCGCTGTCTCATCCTTGACTTCGTCCTCATAAGTGCCTGCATTCTTTTTCATAGTTTTTCTCCTTTCATTTTTTTGAATTTTTTTACTCGCGGATGTCATCAATATGCAGCACAACACCAACGCTGCACACATAAGATGCTTGATGCGGCGAAGGAAACCTCTATAACAGACACCGTTTCCTATTCCCATGTAACTCCCGGTCACGAGTACACATTAGTGGGGCGATTGATGAATGGAGGAACTGGTGAGGAAATTCCCGGCACTGCAACACGGGTGAAATTCACTCCGAAGCGTACGTCTGGTGATGTGGACGTGACTTTCGCATTGGATGCATCTCTCCTTGCTGGTAAAAATGTAGTTGTGTTTGAGGAACTGTTCTTTAACGAAACGGACGCTGCTCCTTGTGCGACACACAAAGACCTTCGTGACGAAGCTCAGACCGTTACGGTAATGGAGCCGAGCATCGGAACTACCATGAAGGCAAGTCCTGATAAGAACCAGTTCTTTGTTTCCTCTCTGTCTACGGTTTTGGTAGATACCGTTACTTATCACAACCTCATTCCCGGTCACACCTATGTCGCCGAGGGGCGCTTGATGGACAAAGCTACTGGACGTGTTCTTGTTGGCGGAAATGGCGAGATTTCAGGGAGAACAGTATTCGTTCCCATGTCCATGGACGGGTCTGTGGATGTCTATTTCACATTCGACTCTTCTGAACTGTTCGGTAAAACGGTCGTAGCCTTTGAAACCGTTTCCTACGGCGGTCACATTATTGCCAAGCATGAGGACATTAACGATGTTGACCAGTCGGCAACATTCTATAATCCTGAGCTGACCAATACGACCGCCGTGAACGGTGAGGGCGGCAGTAAGTACATTGATGCAGCCAGAAATGTGGTTATCAAGGATACTGTAAAGTATGCACATCTACCGATAAAACACGATTTCAAGTTGCGTGGAACACTGGCACAACGGCGGTTGGAACTCTTGGAGGCGGTAAGCTGATTGACCCCGCAGCCAATGTGAAAATCACCGACACTGTTACGTATGAACATCTGTCTGCTGGCCACGAATACACCTTGCGCGGTACGTTAATGAACAAGGAAACGGGTGAACCCATCAAAAATGGTGGCACAGAAGTTGTAGTTGAGCAGACTTTTACGCCTGTGGAGGCGAGCGGTTCTGTGGATATGCGGTTTGTTTTCACTGCTTCCTTCTTGAAGGGCAAAGACATTGTTGTGTTTGAGGAAATCTATTTCAACTCCGAAGATACTGAACCGGTCGCCGTCCATAGGGATATCGACGATGGAAAACAGACCGTTTCTGTAACAAGCCCTGAAGTAAGGACTGTTGCCGTGAACAAGGAAGATAATGGCAAGGTCTTTGAGCCGGACCAGATGGTTACTCTGAAGGATACCGTGTTTTACAACAATCTCATTGTGGGACATAGATACACCGTGACCGGAACTCTGATGGATAAGGGGACCGGCAAGCCTGTCAAGGATACTGCAGGAAGCATCGTGGCTTCTTCTGTGGAGTTTACTCCTGATGCACCCTGCGGCACGGTGGATGTTGAATTGCCCTTCGCTGCAACTGAGTTGTATGGCAAAACCATCGTGGCGTTCGAGAAGCTACTCTTCAACGGAACTGTCATTGCGTCCCATGAGGATATCAATGATGAGGAGCAGACAACTACGGTTCACAACCCTGAAATCGTGCGGACTGTTGCTTTGAGCGCGGTGGATGGAGGAAAGTTCGTTGATGCCTCTGAAACTTCTACCATCAATGATACTGTGGTATATCGTCACCTGTCTACTGGACACACCTACACACTGAGAAGCAGCTTGGTTGATAAGACTACCGGCGAGCCTGTTCTGAATAACGGCATACCCGTCGTTTCGGAGATGCAGTTCACGCCTGAAAGCACTGCTGGCTCGGCTGTTGCGGCTATCGCTTTCGACGCTTCTGCCGCGAAGGGACGCGATATCGTGGTGTTCGAGGAACTGTTCTTTACTGCTGGTGACGAGGCACCTGTGGCGGCGCACAAGGATATTGAGGATGCTGACCAGACTGTGACCGTGGTAAAATCTTCCATCAAAACCTGCGCTGAAAATGCTGCTGACGGCACGAAGGTGTTTGAGCCCGCCAGCGAGGTTATCCTGACGGATGCCGTTACCTACGAAGGTCTCATTGTTGGACATACGTATAAGGTCGTTGGCACCCTGATGGATAAGTCCACGGGCAAACCTGTGGAGGACGCAGCAGGGAAGTCTATCACCGCTGAAAAAGTGTTCACGCCTGAGAGCGAGAACGGTTCTGTGGTAGTCGAGTTCAAATTCGATGCACGAGAATTCTTTGGGAGCACTCTGGTCGTTTTTGAGGACTTGTACTACGGAGAGACGGTCGTCGCCTCTCACCGTGATATCAACGATGAAAACCAGTCTGTCGAGATTAAGAAGCCCGTCATTGTTGAAACCATCGCAACAAACAAAGTCGATGGGGGAAAGCTGGTTGACCCCACAGAGAAGGTCGTTTTGACTGATTCTGTAAAATACGACCATCTCTCCACTGCTCACAAGTATACACTTGTTGGTAAGCTGGTGGATAAATCTACTGGAGAATCCTTGAAGGATAAGGACGGCAACTCTGTTGTTGCATCCACATTCTTTACTCCTGACAACCTCTTCGGTTCTGTTGAAGTCTTGTTTGAGTTCGATGGAAGTTCGCTCGCTGGCAAGGATATTGTTGTATTTGAGTATCTCTATTACAACGAGGGAGATGAAACGGCTTTGGCAACTCACGAGGACTTGGAAGACACCGCACAGACCGTTTCCTTTGCGAATCCTGCTATCAAGACCTCTGCTGCCAATGCTTCTACGGGGAAGAAGACGTTCTCTCCGTATGAGAAAGCCGAGCTGGTAGACACTGTGACCTATGAGGGACTTATCCCCGGTCACGAGTACACCTTGGTCGGGACTTTGGTAGAAAAGGTTAAATCTGGTGGGAATTGGGTCGAAGGTAGACCCATCATGGACAAGGACAAAAAGCCCTTGACCGCTACTGCGACCTTTACGCCTGAAAAGGCCGAAGGAACAACGACGGTTTCCTTTGTGTTTGGGGCTCGTTCCGTTGCGGGGAAAACTCTCGTTGTGTACGAGGAGCTCCTCTACAATAACATGAGTGTCGCTACTCACGCTGACATAATGGACGAGAGCCAAACGGTTACTGTTGACCGCATCCATTATAGCGGGCCTACTATGGGAACTACGGCGACATTTGCCAATGGCTCGAAGTCCAGCGGTTACGCCTCTCGCCTTGTGGTCGTAGATACCGTGAGTTATT